CGCAAAGAGAAATTGTAAATTTCAGGCCAGAATCTTCGGCCACTACAGCTAGTGTACAGCTCACTACAGGTACAAAACAAACTTTACCTAGCGCAGGGTTAAGGTTAATTAAAATAGTAAGAAACATGTCCGCAGCGGGCGGAAGTGCTACAGGTAAAAGAGCAATAAGAATTGTTAACCCTGATATTTTAAATACCCAAGAACCAGATTGGCACGACCCAACTGTATCCGGAGATGCAGCTCATACTACTATAGTCAAACACTATATGTTTGATGAAGATGACCCAAGAAACTATTATGTTTATCCTGGAGTAGCTGGTAACGCATATGTAGAAGTTGTTTATTCGGCTTCTCCAACAGATTTATCATCTGCAAGTTCTACTATTGGAGTAGATGATATATACGCAAACGCGATTATAGATTTTGTTCTATTTAAAGCATACATGAAAGATGCAGAGTACGCAGGTAACTCACAAAGAGCTTCTAGTCATTATCAGTTATTTACATCTAGTATAGGCCAAGGGGGGCAAGCTAAAACTCTACTAGACCCCAACAATGATATGGTTTCTAATATAGGCGCTGTTCCAAAAATAATGCAACAGCAAGGTAGGTAGATGTGGCAGCCTACTCTTCTTTAGTAAAAGAAGTTTTACCTTACGTACCTTTATGCCCAGACTCTTTAGTTGAACAAAACATAAGAGCAGCAGCAATAGAGTTCTGCGAAAGATCAAAAGCTTATATACTCGACATGGACCCGTTTAATACCATTACGGGGGTTTATGAGTACGATTTTGATGTTCCTACTGGCACAGAAGTACACCAAGTTTTATATATGACTCATGACGGTAAAGACATGGATCCAATAAGTCCGCGTAGTTTAGAACTTAATTACCCAGATTGGAGAGATAGAACAGGTAATCCACATGTTTATTTACAAAAGTCACCCAGTTTATTTTGGATAGTACCAGTAGCGAGTGGCTCCAAACAAATTATTGCAAGTGTCGCACTTAAACCTAGTAGAACTTCAAATAACATAGATACTACTATATCTAACCAATACAGAGACGCTATTATATATGGAGCTTTATACAGACTGCTTCGCATGCCAAGCAGAGAGTGGTCTGATGTACCTGCAGCCCAAGAATATTTATACCAGTTTAATTTAGAAGTAAGACAAGCAGAACTAAGAGCTAGAGGCGGAGACCTTGGCGTAAAAAGAACAGTAAAGTACAAAGGAATAGGACTACCAAGGAGACGGTATGGAAAGTACGGAAAGGAGATCGACTACTGAGTTACCAGTTTACACGGACATACGTAAGTGCTGGAATGTAGTTAAAACCGGAATAGTCGATATATTAAAAGAAAATCCTTTATTGTCTTTTATTCCTGAGGATGTTTATAGTGAATGTGTAAACGAAAGAGCTTTTCTTTACACTTCTCCTGTAGGTTTTTTGATACTAACTATCGAGGTAGATCAGTTTACAAAAGACAAGACATTACTGCTATGGATAGCGTATACTTATGATAAAGGGGGCCACAATTGGTTGGCTCATGATGAATGGTTTAACGACTTAGCAAAAGAAGTAGGTTGTAAGTATCTCGAAGCGAGGTCACGAGTCCCAGAAATGGAGTCGTACACAAAGCAAATAGGCTGGGAGTTAGACACACGAATTTATAGGAAAAATGTTAAATGAGCAGTAAGCCTAAAAAATCTGAATACCAGGCAAGCGAACAAGAAAAAGTGCTTGCTTCTACTTCTTTAGCGGACAAAAAATATTTTCAAGAAAAATATTTACCTAAACTAACTGAACTAAGGGATAGAAGCACCAAAGAAGACTATGAAGGAGTAGCAACTAGTCGTGCACAAGCAGACACTATGCAGGCTTTATCTGCGAGACCTACTTTAAGAGCTGCTCAATCAGTAGACTCAGCTGCAGAAATGGCTTCAGCCGCAGGTGCACAAGCCTTGCAGGGTAGAGCTCAAGGCCTAATGGCTAAACGTGGCGATCAAGTAAATGTTCTAAAAAACGCTAGGGGCATGAAGGCTGACGCACAATCTGGTTTATCTAGAGCAGCACGAATAGAATCTACAAAACAATTACAGTTTGCTAAAGCCAAACAAGCCAGAAGAAACGCAAATTTCTCAGTGGTTACTGATCTGTCTGCAGGGGTTGTTGATAGAGATAGAAAAGGCGAAGGGGGTTTTCTTGGGAAGAACAGCGTATTTGGCGGGGCGGACGGTTTAATAGGAACTGACGACTAATGTTATACACTAATCTATATGACGGACAACAAACTGAGCGAGACTACGAAAGATCTGCGCAAACAGATTCTGCTTCTACTTTACCAAATGTAAAAGACCCAGAAGCTACTTTTGCATCTATTACTAGACAAGACTACATGGATTACATGGATAATTTTAGGGGTTTTGAAGAAAAACTACTTGGCTTAACAAATGATGATTCATTAAGACAGAGAGCCTCAGCAGATCAGAAAAAACAAAACGAAATCGCTATGCAAGTACAACAAAGAAACGCAGAAAGGTATGGAGGAGCGGGTCTATCTAACGCACAGCGTCAAGAGCAACAAAAATCTATGCAAAGAGGTGGACAGTTAGGCTTGGTTAATACATCTAATAATGCAAGAGTACAACAACGACAGATAAATAATGCTTTAATAAATGAATTAATAGGTATTGGACAGGGCGTTAATCAAAGTTCTATGGCTGGATTAGGCGATGCCTCTGCTATGGCATCACAAAGGGCAGCAGCTTATAGTAATGCAAAAGCTCAACACCATAGTAATATGGTTGGATTAGGCGGCGCTATAATAGGCGCAGCTTTAGGTATTTAATATGGCAAGAGAAAGAGTGGGATTATTAGGTAGAATAGGCGAGGCATTTGGACCTACATATAGTGAGGAGCGTCAGTCTTTAGCTTTAAAAGAAGATAAACGACTTAGTAGGCTTAGAGATGATACTGAGTTAACCAATTATCTACAGTCTAATAAGATTGTTGATAATACAGGTAATTTTGTTATATCTAATACAGAACAAGGCCGCCAAGATACAGGATTGCAAAGTCTGTTATCTAAAGCTCAACAACCATACGCATTAAAAATAGCAAATGCTACAAATTCTATAGGCACATATAAAACTACTGACGGAAAAGAGGCAAAGGGTAAAGTAGCGGGTTTTGTGCAAAACGAAGACGATACAGTAAGCCTTATCATACAAAGACCCGATGGTAAGTTTGGACCCAAGACATGGTTTTCATCTGAAGATAAAAATGATCAGGTAGTAAAACTGCCTGTAGGCGAGTTTAAAGATTTTATGACTCAAAACTATAGAGCTATAGATGCTAGAGTAAAACCCAATAGAGGAGAGTCTGTATCTAATCAACCCCAAATAGATGAAATTGGCGCTCTTACTAATGAAATAGATAATGATAGTAATTTATCATTAGAAGAAAAACAATCGGCTTTATTAGAGCTTACGCAATTAATAAGCCCATCAGTAGATAAAAGCGCAATAGATAATACAGACTTAGGGATTGATAAGGCTAGCAAAGTAGAACCAGAAGTAGAACCAGAAGCAGCATCTAAAGAACAGCCTCTTAGTGAGCAAGAACAAAAAAATATACAAGTCCTTTACACAACTGATACAAGTTCTCCTGAGTCTATTGCTTCAGCGGAACTAGCCGGTTCCTTAGACCCTAATACAATTTTATCAGATTCAGAAGTAAAAACACTGTCGCAAGGTCTAAGTAAGGGTTTTAGAGCTGCTTTTTCTAAGCAATATAAATTTGGGCAGTCTTTATTACAAGTTAATCAAAGTAAAATAAACAAACTAGAAAATAAAAAAACTCGTACCCCTAAAGAGGAAAAAGATTTAACAAGGTTAAAAAATATAAGAAAAAACTCTTTACTTCCTAATCAACAAAAAAGAATAGACAGGGTTTTAGAGAATATTAAAGACGATTCTAGTACAAGACAAAATGCTAGAGAAAAAACTGAAAACCAAAAAAAAGAGCAAGTTGATTTATTAAAAACAAAACTAGACCAAGAAAATTTATCAGAAGCTAAACGAGAAGAGTTACAAAAACAGTATGATTCGCTTCAGCCTAAAGTAGAAGTTACATCTAGTTTAGAAACTTATAAATTTACAGAGTTACCTACTTCAGCAGATGACAGTGAAGCATTTAATACATGGTTTGAAACTAACAAAGACACTTTAGAAAAAGCAAGTAAGGATGGTGACTTAGTTAATAAAGTAAAAGAAGTAATTACTAAGTTTGGTGTAGAAATCGCAGAAGATATAAATAAGATACCTTTTGACACACCCGAAGCAAACAATGTAAGTAGATTTACTATGGCTAACGTAATGGCTGGTAATGCTAGTGTTGATAAAGATGGTAGAGTACCGAACTACGCAGCGCAACTTGCAGGTAACATGCAAATATTTGATGCATACGGTACACAAGCAAGAGCTCAAGCAAGTTTTGCACAGGACACTATTACTTGGAGGAATGCCCTAAATGACAGAACAGATAAATTGGCTAATGATGTCATAACTTCTTACTCTAATGTTGTAGATCTTTTATATCCTATGGACGATAAAGGTAGAATTTCTGAAAGAGACATAAGAGACCAAGGCGTAACTCAACGTTTACGAGAAGAACTTTTAAAAGTAGAGAAAAATTTAACTACACCTAAATTTACTCCAGATGGTAAAGGTGGGTACACTATACAAGGTGGCACTAAAGCTGGTAGAGACGCAGCAAAAGATATT